GGGGGGGGGGGGGGGGGGGGCGGCGAGGTGATGACGATGATGCCCAGGACCGCGCCGACCATCTGGACGAGCTTGCGCATGGCGGGGCCGGGGCAGCGGGCCGCTCCGCCCGCTGCCCTGGCGACCTAGCTACCCGAGCATGTCGTCCTGCTCGTCCTTCCACTCGGAGAACTCGTCCTCGGCGGCCTTGCGGCCGTCGATGCGGGCGAGCTTCTTGAGCACCTGCACGTTGTTCAGGCCGACGGAGACCCCCTTGTTGCCCTGGAAGTCGTAGGCGAACACGCCGCCGGAGACCCGCATCAGGCACCCGGAGTACACGTCCTCGTCGGTGAACACCGGCTGCTTCATCGCGTCGATGACGCCGGGCTTGCGATCCGTCCGCAGGGAGACGACCAGCATCCCCTTGTAGGTCGGGTCCACCTTCCCGTCGTCGTCCACCTTCGCGTCCCCGTCCTTGATGATGGGGTACTTGGCCTTCGCCAGGATGCTGGCGGCCTTCTCTCCCCACTTCTCGGTGGCGACGGCGAGGGCGAGCTTGCGCAGCGGCTCCAACTCCGCCGAGCGCGACTTCGTGATGAGCAGCGACAGCGAGTACTTCATCTTCCCCTGCTGGTCCGCGCGGGGCTCGAGCACCGTGACGTAGGAGCCGATGCCGGGGGGCAGGATGATCGTCTTGGCCATCTGTGCGTTCTCTCTTTCTGACTGCGGTGAGCTTCTGACTTACAGCATCTTCGACTGCTCGTCTACTACCTTGCCAGCGCTAGGACTCGAACCTAGTTGTCCGTGCGGCAGCTGATTTACAGTCAGCCCGGGTCACCTTACCCTCAACGCTGGCGGTGCTTCTAGGCCAGCGGGTCGATCTTCTTCGCCTTCTTCGCCTTCGGCTTCTTCTCCTTCTTCGCAGGCTTCACGTAGGGGGCGAGCTTGCCCGCCTTGCGGAGCGCGTAGCGCGTCGTCGCCTGGACGCGCGGGACCCCGTGTCCGAAGATCACCTGCGCCGTGTCGGAGAGGGTGACCTTCTCCCCGCCCTCGTCCGGCTGGCGCTTCTGGAGGATCTCCTGGTACTTCCGCAGCGCCTTCTCCTGCTCCTCGTTGATGCTGAATTCGACCTTCACGGTATCCCTCCTAGTCCAGCAGGTGCCCGGCGTCCATCACCTGGAAGTCGTCGGCGAGCGCCGGGCGCTTGTCCGACTCCGGGGCGAGCACAGGCGCACCCCGCGGTTTCTCGGCGAACTGCTCGACGAGCGCCTCGCTCATCTTCTCCATCTGCGCGGGGCTGATGAGCTTGCGCGGTGCCACCTTGTCGGGGTCGAGCCCGAACAGTTCGGCGTTTGTGATGATCGTCTTCTCGACGTTCGGCTTCCACACCCGGTTCTTCCGCCCCTCCACGAGCTTCCACCCGGGGACCTTCGTCCCGAGCGAGAGGAGCTTCGTCGCGTGCTCCCGCACCGCCTTGAGCGCCGCGTCGATGAGGTCGGCCTTGGCGAGCAGCATCGAAAGCTCGCCCACCCCGAGCCGCTCGATCGCGACCACGTCGAACTCCTTCTGCGCGATCTCGATGGCGTGCTGCTGGAGCGCCCGGCAGACTCCGGCCGCGTTGCAGAACCGGCAGCCCTCCTCGGTGGGGTTGAAAGGCGGGCTCTCACCCATCGCCGCGGTGACGGCGGACTTGAGCTTGCCTTCCGCCCACTCGATGAGGGCGTCCATCGAGATCACCCACTCCTTGATGCCGCCGTCCTTGGGCTGGTTGATGACAAGGCGGATGCGATCCCACAGCCAGCCCGACTCCGCCGCGGCGCCGAAGGCGTAAGCCTTCAGCTGCTCGTTGTCCTCCACCGGGACGGAGACGTAGCCGAACTTGTGGTCGAGGACGACCATCTCGTTCGTGGCGAAGAGGAGCACGTCGGCCGTGCCCCAGAAGAGATCCGGGTCGAGGCCGAGGAACTGGCCCACCTGCACCCGCTCCTCGACGCGGACGTAGACGTTGCCGCGCTTCTCCGCCTCGAGCATGTACTGACGGACCCACTCCACTCCGGCCCGGCAGTCCTCGATCATCTCCTCGGTGACGGTCATGCCCTCGGGCGTCTTCGCTCCCGCCGCGGGCGGGTCGCCGTCGGTGAGCCACTGCGCCGCGACCCAGTGCCGGGCGGTGCCCTGCGCGGAGTCCTCGGTGTCCGGCCGCACCACCTCCGCCCCCTCCTTCACGGAGGCGGGGCAGAGGATGGTGCGCTTGATGCTGGACGGCTGGATGGTGGCGTGAGCGCCCATCGCTAGCCCTCCTGGAGCTTCGCCATCAGCTGGGCGAGCTTCTCCTTGGGGACGCCGGAGATGTTCTGCGAGCCGAAGTCGGCGAGGATCTTGCCGAGCTTCTCCTTGCCATGCTTGCCGGCGTAGTTGATGGCGACGGCGCGCACGTCGTCGATGCTGGGCGGACCCACCTCGACGACCGCCTCCTTGGCCGGGGGCTTCGCCGGGGGCTTCGCAGCCTCCGGGGCCTTGTCGAGCACGGCGCCGCAGGTGGTGCAGCGCTCCAGCGTCGGGCGGCCCGGAACGTCCTCCAGAGACCCGATGTGCTTGCAGATGACGATCTCTGCCTTCGGCTTCTTCTCCTCGGGCGGCGGCGCCTCGGGCTTCGCGGCCTCCGGAGCCGCAGCGACCGGGGTCTCCTTCGTGATGCGGCGCTTCGGGGCGGGCGACTCGACGACCGTCTTCGCCACGTCGGTGACCGCGCCCTTCGTGATGACAGCGGCCTCGGCGATCTTCTCGAGGGCCGGGACGATGTGCTCGTTCACCAGGGTGGTGAAGGCGTTCATCGCGACGGCCATCGCCCGGAGCGACTTCTCGGTGCTGGTCTCCTCGACCACCGCCGGGGTCTCCGGCTCCTTGTGCTTCGAGGGCTTCTTGTTCGGCATTCTGGGCATCTGCGTTTTCTCCTTGGGCTGCGGGTTCTGACGTTGTGTATAGCCTGTCTGTCTGATTGTCAAGCGGTCTTACTTGGGCTGCGGCGGGAAGGGCAGCGGAAGCTGCGGGTCAGGGACGAACGGCAGGGGTAGCTGGCTCATCGGTCTTCACCTCCTTTCCGGGGAAGGGGATCACGTCGGCCTCGCCCGCTACATCGGGGCGGCCCCAGGTCTGATGGAGCCAGAAGCGGATGCCGGTCGAGCGGCGCTTGCGGATGCCGTGCTTCGGCAAGAGCGCGGTGACGAGCTTGTCGCTCGGGCGAAAGCCGACGATCGCAGAGACCTCCGTGACGATGTCGATGAGGGCCATGCCACCCAGCCCGCGCCGCGCCGCGACGAGCTTGTCGAGGGCCTCGTCGATGACGGTCGTCTCGACCGCGCCGTCAACGCGATCGCGAAGCTCCTTGGGCGTGCCGTCGAACCACCACTGTTCGCCCAGGTCGTAGGCCATCACGGCTTCGGCGAGCAGCTGGTCACGGTTCTCGCGGACCCACTCGTAGTCGATGCGATCGCGAACCTCGACCGGCCAGAAGCGCCGGAGGCCATCCTGGTCCGCGTTGAACATGCTGTCGAAGTGGTTCGCCGTGGAGACGAGCACGAAGGCGCGCTTCACCTTCACCGGAGCGGGGGCGTAGGGCGGCCGGTACTGGTCGATGGGGTCGGTGATGAAGCTCTTCAGGCGGTTGCGGTCGGCCCGGCGGAACAGGGCGGCCTCGGGCATCTCCGCCAGCCACGCCTGCGCCGCGGTGAACTTGTCGTCTCGCTCGAAGCCGTTGATGGGGCACACGCGCTCGGGACCGCCAGCGATCACCTCGAGCAGCGTGTTCTTCCGCGCCCCCTCGAGCCCCTGGAGGATGAGCACGGTGTCCACCTTGCAGCCGGGATCGAGCCAGCGCGCCACGCAGCTGATGAGGAACTTGCGGCCGAGGGCCTGGTCGAGCGGCGTGTCCTCGATGGAGACATGGCCCGTCAGCCAGTAGTCGAGCCGGTTCACCCCGTCCCACTTCAGCTGGCGAAGCTCGCGCGCCCGGGGGTTCACCGGGTTCTTCTCAGCGAGGGCGCGGATGGTGTCCGTCCACCACTGGCGGTTCGCGCTCGGCTCCCAGTGGCAGAAGATCGAGACCTTCTCCATGAGGGCGAAGAGGCGCATGTCGTCGAGCGGAGTCTCGTCGAGGAGCACCAGCCCGGTGGTCACGTCGAGAGCGATCTTCCCCTTCCAGTCAGGGTGGTCGGTGAGCACGCGGGCGAGGTTCATCTGTGACCACTGGACGCAAAGTTCCTTGCCCTCCACCGCGGTCTTGAGCCCGAGGTCGTTCCACGTCGCCTCGCGGGTGGCGGCGTCCTCAAGCTCGGCCCGGACCATCTTCTGAGCCCGGCCGATGTCCGCCCAGATGAGCGTGCGGGCCCGGTGGGGGTCCTGCTCCCGCTTGTCGAGGGCGGCCTCCCACGAGCCCGGCGCCGACACGAGGATGGCGAACACCTCGTCGGGCAGGTAGCGCGCCTCGATGAGGCGGCAGGCGACGGCGAAGGTCTTCTCGGATCGTCCGCCAGGGATGTTCCCCTGCTCCAGGTACTCGCGAAGCTCCTTCTTCAGCTTCTTCCAGGTGCAGCGCTCGTCGAAGAGTTCCTGCCAGCGCTCGAGGCGGGCGATCGCCGGCACCGGCAGCTTGATTTCGATATCCACCTCGTTCCCGGCGGTAACGAGGGGCGCGAGCATGGTGAGGGCGCCCCGGGTCATCTCGCCGAGGAGGCGCTCCCGGCCGGGCAGGACGTTGCCGGTGACGGTGAGGTAGCGGGCGGAGCGGCCGATGTAGCACTCGACCCCGTGCGCGTTGTTCAGGAACTCGGGGACCTTCATCCCCTCCGGGATCTTGGCGAACAGCCGGATGCCCTTCCCGCTGGGCGAGGTCTCGGCGTAGGTGTCGGGGAGCGCGGCGAGCAGCGAGCTAGCGAAGGCGGAGAGCGCGCCAGTCGTCGGGTCGTAGCAGCTATCGAGGTCGATGCCGCAGAGGGCAGGCGCCCCGTACATCTGAAAGCCGATCCCACCCTTGGCCCGGTCCGCAGCGACGAGCGCCTCGTCGAACGTGAGCCACGTCGAGGAATCGTTCGTGAGGGTCAGGGGTTTCTTGGACGGCTTCCCTCCCGCCTTGCGGGGAGGGGCGTAGGACCAGTGCGTCCACCGCTTGTGGTCCTGAAGCTCGACAGGCACTACAGCTTGCACTTGGGGGTTGCGAAACAGACCGACAGATGGCAGATTGTCCAAGCCACCCTCCTGATAGGGTGTGAGCTTCGGGGGTCTCGGCTCGTCACAGCCGAGACCCCCTTCTCTATCACGCCCTGCGCGGGGCGCAAATGCCTTTGCTTTGGTGAGCGCTAAACCGCGGCGGACACAGCGGTTCGCGCGTCAATCCGGCAGCCGCAGCGAGCGCATCTCGCGGAAGGCGGAGCGGCGGCCCGCGTACCAGCCCGAGGTGAAGGCGATGACGCCGGTCCAGGTGAAGAGCATCGCTAGAGTGATCGCAACCACGGTCAGTTCCTCGCGCAGTGCAGCATGAGAGCGATGACGACGGCGAGTCCCGGCGCTCCGAGCCAGCAGAGCGCCGGGACTGTCCGACGGGAGGCGATCACTTCTTGTCTCCCGCGGGCGGGGCGCGCCCGATCTCGGCCTCGGTGAGCACGCGGATCCCGTCGACCTCGCCTCCGCAGTGAGGACAGGCGGTCGTCGTCCACACGGGCTCCCGCGGAGCGGGCGGGGCGGCGCGGGCGAGGGCGACTTCCGCGAGCGCGCGCAGGGCCTTCTCGGCGTTGCAGCGACGGCACTCCGAGGACGGCCCGTGGCCGCACATGGACAGCATGTCAGCGAACAGCCGATCGATGTCGGGGCTCGTCATGGCTTCACCCTCTCCCCGCACCAGGGGCAGAAGTTCACGAGGATCACGGCCGTCCCGTTCACCTTCTTCGGGAAGCGGTAGGCGAGGCGTGACGTCACCTCGCCCGCCTCCATCGACATCAGCGTGGCGTGGTGGAACCCGATCGCGCGCTCGCCCGCGCCGTCCAGCGCCATCTGGATCCCGGGGCACTGGCTCTTGGAGGTGCAGCGGTTCTGCGCCTTCTTCGTTGCCATCGGTCTCACTCCTTGTCTCTGGGGTCCGGTCGGCGGGACGAAGCGAGTGCCTCCCGCCCCGCGTCGGTGATCGCGTAGATCGGCCACTCCTTCCATGCGTCCACCTCGTCATCGACGCACGGGCCCTCGCCGACGTACCGGAGCAGCCCGGCGGCCTTGAGCGAGACCGCCATCGCACGCCGAGAACCCTTCGCGGCGATCCCGTCCAACTCCTTGTCGCGTGAGCAGTGCTCGGCCTCGATCAGGAACTCGCGCTGCGCCTTCGTGAGTCTCATCGGTCTCACTCCTTGTCTCTGGGGTCCGGTCGGCGGGACGACGGGGCGGGGGCGGTCAGCTTCCAAGGCAGTCCTCGCAGCAGTCGTCGTGACAGTGTTCGGTGTACGGCCACAGGTTCGCGTTCTGCTCCCGGTACGGCTTCTTCCGGTCATCCTCGTACCGAGCCTTCGCCGCAGCGTCGGCCGCGTCGCAGTCGTGGTGGCGGTTGCAGGACTTTCGTTCGGTCTCAGCCATGGGTGGGCTCCTCGCTGCTCGGCGACCCGGGAGGAGCGCAGCGATGTAGTTGAAGCTCCGCGCGCGTGAAGCCCGAGGCCCCGCAGGACGGACACGCGACCCGGATCGAATCGCCGTAGCCCGGAGCGGGCTCGGGGGGCGCGTCCCCGCAGCACGTACCGCAGACCCAACGCAGCGACGGGTTGAGTTTCCAATCCCCGCACACGTGCGCCTCCTCCCCCTGCGACCCGGGAGGCGGAGCGGGGGCGGCGCGGAGCGCCTCCACCGCCAGACGAAGCTGGTTCATCTCCCCGGCGAGGTTAGCCGCTTTGGTGACGTACTGATAGCGCCGCCACAGCGCGTCGAAAGCTTCGACGATGGCTTTGCTCATGACTCCTCCCTCGAGACCCGGATGTTCGGGCCGTAGATCATCCGGAGGTAGCGGCAGACGGAACAGTGACGGTGCATGATGCCGGTGACGTGGGAGCGGCGCACACCGCCGCCGCAGGTGACGCAGAGCCGCTTCGGCGGCAGGCCGGCGGGGTCGGTGGGCGTGATGGTGACGGTGCCGCTGACCTTGCCCTTGCGGATGTCGAGCTTCATGGCTGGCACGTGCAGGTGAACGGGGTCCAGCTGGCGACGGAGTAACAGCCGCAAGCGATCGCGCACTCGTCGAGCGTCCGATGGCAGGCGCAGCCGTTGTTGTGCTGGACCCAGGTCCCGGCGTAGCACTCCCCGGGCATCTCGTGGTCGCACAGGTCGTAGTGGACGCCGTCCGAGGCGGTGAGGCCGCCGGGGTCGGCGCCGCAGGCGGCGAGGAGCAGCGTCAGCAGAGCGAGCTTTCTCATGGTCACTTCCCCTTCGCGTTGCGCGACTCGTCGTCGCCGTGGTCGTTGAACTCGACGATCTGAATCGGGCTCTGGCCCGTCATCGCCTCGAAGCTCTCGAAGCTCGCGGGCGAGCCGTCCAGCCACTCGCACGCCTTGTCGAACAGAAACTCCACCTGCTGTGCCTCGACCGGCGAGAGGCTGGCGTTCACGCGGCCCTCGTCGCCCGGGACCTCGGCGGTGACGACGATCGTTCCAGCGAGCGGCTGGCCCGTGGGCAGCATCCGGTTCCAGGGGAGGCCGAGCAGCAGCCCCTCCTCGTTGACCCAGGCGACGATCTCGCGCCCGGGGATGATGCAGCCCAGGCGCACCGGTTCGATGATGCCGCCGAGCGCCTCCTTCATCGCCTCGTAGGTGTTGGGCATGGAGTGACGGTCCGCAGCCTCGTCCGGCTTCACGATGACGGTGACGATATTTTCGGCCATGTGTATCCTCCTGTCAGTCAATATAACAGTCTGTCAGAGAACGTCAAGCCCCTCGTCGTGCCACGGTCCCCAGTGCCGCGCCTCCGCAATCGCCTCGGCCGCTTCACGGTAGGTGTAGCGGACGCAGTCGCTCTCGGCGATGCGCCCGATGGCGTAGTAGAGCGATCGCCCAATCGTCCAGGGCGAGCCGTCGGTCGAGGCGGTGCGGTCGATCGCGATCTCGCCGTCGCGGGTCTCCACCCAGGCATGGCCGAACCGGCGGCCCTTGTGCTCCCCGGCCTGAAGCACCGGGGTGCCGTGAACGATCACGAAGTTCGAGCGAGCTTCGGGCGGCATCTCGTGGACGTACTCGAACGCGCTCTCGTAGCAGTTGCCCTTCCAGCGGTTGCGCTTGCGGGTCATAGGTCCTCCGGAGATTAACGCCAGCGTTGAGTCGCCTCAACGCTGGCGTTAACCCGAGCCTAGTTCATCGGGCCGATGTGGCCCCACTCGACGAGCGGCAGGTAACCGCGCGTGGCGATCGTCTCCTTGCGCGGCCCGTTGCGGTCCACGGTGAGCACGAAGAACTCGACCGGCGGCAGCTGCGCGGCGGTGGCGGCGTCAATGCGAGCCCGGCGGTCGAGGGCAGCGGCGAGCGTCTTAACGGCGGTCATCATGGCTAGCTCCGGGCGAAAGCGGGGACGGCGAAGTGGGGGACGCAGGCCCGGAACGTCACACAGCGATCGCATGCGCAGCCGATGGCGTGATAGGCGATCGCGTCAACGTGCCCAGCGAGCTTACACGATTCACCGGGGCGGGCGCCGCAAGCGGAACACGAGGTCGCGTCGAGAGTGTGGGGCCGGTTGTGCATTCTGACGGTCATAGCGTCTTGTCCTTCTAGCGGGGCGGGATTGCCCCGGTGACTCCTCGAGCTTGCGCGCTCGAGGAGCCACCGGGGCGGGGGCTAGCTAGCCCCCGCCGCACGGGCTACTCGAAGACGTTGACGGGCGCTTCCGCGGCCCACTCCTTGACCGCTTCCGGCGTCTCCGGGGCGGCCACCTCAACCTCTTTGTGCCGGGGGCTGTAGCGCTTGCGCGTGACGCCGGAACGGGCGCCGTCAGCGCGCAGCTTGCGCTCCTTGTCGGTGTCGCGGGCGAGCGTCTCCCGTCGGCTGCGCGCATACCGGAGGTCCTCCTCGACAACCGCGACCACGGTCCGCGGGCCCTTGCCCTTCGCGACGTTCGCGAGGGCGCGCGCTTCGTAGTACGCGACCTGTTCATCGCTAAGCTCGACAACGATTTCGACGGTCATGGCTAGTCCCCGCCCTTCGTAAGGCGCTCATACTGTTCCGTCACCCAACGTGAGACGCTTTCGGCGTTCTCCCACTCGGCGTCGGTGTAATACGGGGGCGCGAGGTATAGATCCCCCTCCCAAGACTTCTCAGGCGGGCGGGTCTTGTCGCTCCCGTCGGGCCAGCCGAGCCACGAATTATCAGAGCGGCCCGCCATTTCTTGTCCCAGCGCGTAGCCTAGCTGGCGCGGCGATGCCGGGTGGGCCAGCGCAAACAGGAGCCGGTCCGTGTCGAGCGGGCCCCCGTTGTCGTCGGTGAGGGTCACCCGGTGCCACATGTTTACGTCTTCCCCGCTAGTGGTGGAGGCGGACATGCCTTCCACCGCGTACACCCGGACCGCATAGCCCGCCGTCTGAAGTGCCAGCGTCAACGCCACCACGGCGGCCCCTCGAAGCTCGAGCATGCGGGCCGGGATGCCCCCGCTAGAAACGATGTTCGCGGAAATGGTGATACAGGGCCGGGAAGCGATTGCACTAGGAGTGAGCCAGCATTCCGGAGCGCCCGAGAGAAGCTCACCCACATCGTAGGCGGCTCCCGTCACGTCCCAGCCCCACCCCCCGTCCGGCGCGATGGTTGCGGCGATGCTGTTGACCACCGGGAGGGAAATTTCCCGGACCCTATCCATGCCCTCCGCCCACCCGGCATCGGCGATGCGCAACGCGGCACCGACCGTGTCCACGTTCGCCGCCCACTTCGCGCCGCTCCCGGTGGAACGCGAGGGGTCAAGTTTCCGCGTCGCGGCAAGGAAGTCTCCCCAAGAGGAGAAATCCGAGATGATATTCCGGTACGTAGACATAGCTACTCCGGGAGCGGAACAGCGGCGAGAGCCTTCTCGACCAGCGCCTTATCCGCGCCGCGGAACACGAGCCCGTGGGCCACCTCCTCCGGCGTCTCGCCGAGCGCGAGACACTGCAAGCCCGTAAGGGAGGCGCGGGGGGTCACCATGAGCGTGGGCGCGCTCTTCTCAGCCCACGCCCGGATATCGCGAACCCAACGCACCCAAGCGTCGGGGGTGCACGTGGTCTCCTTCCGCTTGGGGGGCTTGGGCACCGGGAGCCCGCCCGCGCGACACTCGATAGCGGGGTCGATCGGCCAGTAGAGGAAATACAGGCGGTCGGCGAACGCGGCAGACATTGGACGGCGGTCCGGGAACATCGGGGTAGGGCGGCCCGGGCTGTTCCCGGTGCCACCAAAGCTGAACGTCTCGTGCCGCGGAATGAGACCCCAGGCGGCGGGGGCGTGGCCGTTCGCCAGCGCGGAGTTGAAGAGCGTCTGGACGTGGGCAGGGGCGTTGTCTGCCTCGTCGGCGACGTACACGCCACCCTCGCCGTAACGGCGGGTGAACGCCGTGTGGACCGGCTCCCCGGCGGGCGTGCGATAGCCCAGAATCGAAGATTTGGGAGTGGAGGGGTCGAGGGTGTCGATTTCCCCCGCCCGGTCCAGTGCCTTTGCGGCCATGAGCATGGCGGTAGTCTTCCCCGAGCCCGCCGGGCCCCAAGCGTACACATGGATTCCCGCGGCTAGCAGCTTCACGAGGCGGGGGAACAGGTAGTGCGCGCCGTCCACCATGAACTTGGTGCCATCGGGGCGGACGATTTCGAGGCGGACCGGCGCTAGCTCGGCGAGCGTCTCACGCACGATGGCCCGGACCTCGTCCGCGTTCACTGGCTTGGTGTCGCCGAGCAAGGCGCGCAGCGCGGCGACCAGCGCGGCCGCGGAGTCAGGGGTCGGGGCGATGACGGGGGGCGGCGTGGTGACGCGGGCGGCCTCAGTGGCCGCGTCGTCCGGGAAGTCAGCCGCGCCCTTGGTCTCCTCAGTGGCATCGGCGGGCTGCGCGTCGCGGTTCTCTTCCGGATGGCGGTCGCAGTAGCACGCCCAGTGCATCGGGCTCTTAGGCTTGGGCAGGTTCACGAACGTGACGCGCTCTCCTGCCTTGAACGACATTCCGCACCGGATGCATCGGCCGTCATACTTGGCGTGGTGGACCTTCTGGGCCATCGGTGACGCTCCTTTCGGCCCGGCGGAAGTGCCGGGGAGTGTGGAAGTTACTAAGTGTTCGACAGGCTGTCAAGTAGACAAACCGACAGACGCCCCAAGAGGGACGGAGGGGTCTGGGTCGAGGTGTCATGGAAGATGCTTGAAAACACTAAGTAAATGACACCATGACACCATGACAGAGATACTACTTGGGTACGAAGAAAAACGAGAGAATGGCGCTACCAGGAATCAAGGGGTTAGACCCTGCGATCGTAGGCTACACATCTCATACGCCTATAGGAGTTTAGGGTACGTGTCAGGTGTCATAGCCGTCATTCTCCCAGTAAAATCAAGCAAGTAGTATGACACCAGGGCAAAAACAGGTGTCATGCCCCCCGGTGGGGGCTGAAAGCTGACTAACTGCTAGTCTGTTAGCTAGTCTATCAGTGAAACAGGACTAGGCGATCGCTGTGCGCGATCAGGGACCCCCGATCGCCCCGCCCCTACCCTCCTTGAAAAAGGGATGGTCGCGCGCGGGGGCCACCCCCGTACAGAATTTTCGCGGTTCTGTGAGAGGCTGTTTAACAGTCCGACACCCCCGTACAGAATTTTCGCGGTTCTGTGAAAGGCTGTTGAACAACCCGATACCCCCGCAAATAATTTTCGAGATCCACTAAGACCCTGTTCGACAAAACGACAGATTTGCCACGATTTTCATTCCGCGCTACCTTCCCGGACATGAGCGACGAGTCCCAGTTCCCCACCGCCATCGTCCCGGCCCGGCCCCTCTCCTCGACCCAGGAGAAGTTCGACAAGCTCGCCCAGCGCTTCGGTGACCCGATGGCGAAGCTCTTCGTGCTGCAACAGTGCGGGAACCCCGACCTCGAGTTCAAGGCCGCCGCCGAGCTTCTACCCTATCGCCACCCCCGCCTGAAGCAGTCGGAGCTAGCCGTCAACGCGCAGGGCGCCGGGCAGGTGAACATCCAAATCAACATCGGGGGCCCGCCACCGGCACCATCCGCGGCCGCGGAGCCGGTGGCGGTCACCCCCGACCCCCTCACCTGATGAGGATGATGGGCATGATACTTGCCTTCTCCTGTGAGTCCGGCTACGGTGTCGGCCACAGGAGGGATACATGGAAGACACCCAGCAGGCCCCGGTCGAGCCCACACCGCCGCTCACCCGCGATCAGGCATTTCGGCTCGTCGGTTCGCACGTCCTGAACATCCTCGAGGAAGTCATCGAGGCTCACAAGATCGCCTCGGCCGCCGAGACCTCCACCGAGATTGAGCGCGAGAACGCCAAGCTCATCATCGCGGCGGCCGGCTCCATCGGCGCCCCGCTCTTCAAGCTGGTGAAGCTCGCCGAGCGGCCCCGCATCCTCCGCCCCGAGCGTTCGCTCAAGGTGGCCCGATGAACGCCGCCCTGCTGGTCGTCGCGCTGCTCCTCGGCCACGACGCCACCAACACTGGGTACTGCCCGGCGGGGCAGTACGTCACCGCGGTGCCCTGGTTCTCCCCGCCCACCTGCGCTCCCGCGAGCATCTCCGGAACGCTCCCGCTCTCACAGCTGCCTGACGATGACGTGAACGCCCTCGGGGCGCGCGTCCTCATCAACGGCGGCCCCTCCTCCGACCCGTCTTGGGGTCAGGTCTCCGCCGCGCTCATCGCCCCCGGTGCGATCGACTGGTCGAAGTTCGCGGCCGGCGTCCGCCCGATGCTGCTCACCGCCACGAACCCGACCCTCCCCGACACCGCCTACCCGCTCGGCACCGTCATCTACAACACCACCACCGCCTCGCTCCTCAAGTCCTCGGGCTCGACCTGGGACCCGATGGTCACCTCGAGCGACATCGCCGCCAATGCCATCACCGCGGGGAAGATCAACGCGGGCGGGGTCACGGCGGGCAACCTCGCGGCGAACGCCGTCGTCGCCGGGAACATCGCGGCGGGCGCGGTCACGACCTCGACGATGACCGCGAACTCGATCAGCGGCGACCGGATCCAGGCGGGCACCATCACTGGAGACCGCATCGCCGCTGGCACCATCACCGCTAACACGTTCGTCGCGAACTACACCCCGAACCTCTGGCCTAACGGCACGTCGGAGATCGCGCCGCCGGCCGGGATGACGGTGGACCCGGCCGATCCGGAGTTCGGACTCCGCTCGGGCAGCGGCGCGGCGCGCGGCGTCGGCGTCGGGAGGGTGATCGTCGCTCCGACCAACACCGTCGCGGGGCTTTACCGAACGATGGGTGGAGTCGCGCAGAACGACTCCTTCACCATCACCGCCTCGCTGGAGAGTTACTTCGTCGGCTGCTCGGTCGGGGTGCGGATCGAGTATCTGGATTGGAACGGCACTGTCGTCGCGACGTACAACAGCCCCAGCACCACCTCGACGACGTGGACCTCGCAAACGGTCACCTCTGCACCGGCCCCCTGGAATGCGTGGTCGGTCCGCTTCGGCCTCATCGTGAACGCCTGCGCGGCGCAGAGCAACACGGGCGCCTTCGATGACATCGTGGCGAACCGCGTGATCACGGGCTCCGCCGAGCTTGGGGCCGGAGTCGTAACGCGGACGCAGATCGCCGCGAACGCTGTCGACATTGGCCAGCTTGCCGACAGCGGGTGGATCGTCGTCGGCTCGGGCGGTTCGGCTCCCGCGTTCCAGAACAGCACCGTGAACTACGGCAGCGGCTGGCAGCCGGCCCGATTCAGGAAGATCGGCGGGGTCGTCTACATCCAGGGAATGGTCACCGGGGTAACGGGCCTGAACCTGGCGATGTGGACAATGCCTGTTGGTTTCCGGCCCGCCGGGAAGTGCCAGCAGACCAGTCTCGCAAACAACACGCAAATCATCACCGTGCTTCCGACCGGCGAGGTCGAGGTCTATTTCAACAATTCGACCAGCGGGCCGTTCTCCGTCGTCACGAGTTACCCGGCGGACCAGTGATGATCTCGCCCCGGACCGCCGTCGCCATCGCCGCCGATGTCACGCTGCCCGCGCGGCACCTCCTGCCCGAGCAGGAGCTTTTCCTCGCCGTCATCGCCCTCGCCGTCCGCGACTACCGAGGCGAGGTGATGATGGTCACCGGGCGCAACCACGAGGCGCGCATCGAGATGATGCAGGGGTACGCGGAGGCGTGGCTCTTCTCACCGCTCCACGAGAAGGACTTCCTCTCGGTGTGCCGCCTCGCGGACCTCGACCCGGAGTTCGTCCGCCGCTGCGCCCAGGAGGCGGTCCGCCGCCCCTACCGCTCTCCCCTCGACGATCGCCGCGCCCGGCTCCGCAAGGCTCTCCCCGCCACCACCGAAGAGATCCTCATGCGGATGCCGGAGTACACCACCCAGACGAAGCGCGCCAAGGAGCACCGCGAGAGCATCATGGTGCGGCGCGACCTCCGCGCCATCGGCGCCGTGCGCGTGGACCGGGAATGGAAGGTCCCGGCATGAGGGTCCACACGCGCTACGCCTCCCTCGCCCCGGCCATCAAGCGCGCCGGCTTCGAGCCGTTCCTCCTGAACCCGATCGTTCCGCCCGAGCCCGGGTCCATCACCATGAGCCGCGCCGTCTGGGAGGGCTGTGACGAGGTGGTCATCATCGACTTCCCCTACCACCCGCACTCCCTCATCTTCGAGCGGGACCTCGAGCACGACGGCTGGAAGGTCATCCAGTGAGCAGCGTGATCTACAACGCCCCGCCCACCGTCGGCGCCTTCATGAGGGACAACTCCTTCATCCGCGGGCTCATGGGGCCGTTCGGCTCGGGGAAGTCGGTCGGCTGCGTGATGGAGCTTCTCCGCCGGGCGATGGAGCAGAAGCCCGGCCCCGACCGCATCCGCCACTCCCGGTGGGCGATCGTCCGGAACACCTACCCCGAGCTTCGCGACACGACCCGCAAGACCTTCGAGGACTGGATGCCCTTCGCAAAGGGCGCGGAGGGCTGGTCCGAGTCGGAGTTCAGCTTCACCCTCCGCCTCCCGATGCGCGACGGCACTTCGGTCGAGGCGGAGTTCCTCTTCCGCGCCCTCGATCGCCCGGAGCACGTGAAGAAGCTCCTCTCCCTCGAGCTTACCGGGGTGTGGATCAACGAGGCGCGCGAGGTCCCGCACATCGTCCTCAAGATGCTGGTCGGCCGCGTGAACCGCTACCCGTCGATGCGCGACGGCGGGGCGACGTGGTCCGGCATCATGATGGACACGAACCCGCCCGACGACGACTCGTGGTGGTACCGGATGTTCGAGGAGGAGCGGCCCTCCAACGCCCGCATCTTCAAACAGCCCGGAGGCCGCGACCAGCTGGCGGAGAACCTCGGCCACTGGGAGCACCCGAAGACCAAGGAGTGCCTCGGGCACTACGCGCACGAGAGCCACCCCGGCGCCCGCTGGGTCCTCCACCACAACCCCGACTACTACAAGAACCTCGTCGCGGCGAACGCCTCCGACCCCCTCTGGATCAAGGTCCACGTCGATGCGCAGTACGGCCCGACGATGGACGGCAAGCCGATCTATCCCGAGTTCCAGGACCACCTCCACGTCATCCCGCCGGAGAAGGTCTCCGTCCTCGCCCCCGGCTCCGAGCTTCTCCTCGGCGCCGACTTCGGCCTCACCCCCGCGCTCCTCATCGGCCAGCGCGACCCGAAGGACGGCCAGGTCCAGTGGATTGACGAGATCGTCTCCGAGGACATGGGGGCGGCCCGCTTCTTCGAGGACGCTTCCCGCTACCTGAAGCGCACCTATCCCGGCCGCCCGGTCCGCGGCACGGGTGACCCCGCGGGCGAGGGGCGCTCCCAGGTGGACGAGCGCACCCCCTTCGACGTGGCCCTCGCCGCGGGCGTCCCGCTCTCCCCCGCCCGCACGAACGACTTCATCCGCCGTCGCGACGCGGTGGGGCGCGCCCTCACCCGGATGACGCTGCTCGGGCGCCCCTCGCTCGTCGTCTCCTCGAGATGCAAGGTCACGCGTAAGGGGATGAACGGTGCCTACTGCTTCAAGCGCGTCGCCTCCGCCGGCAACGCGGAAAAGTTCCGGGACGTGCCGGACAAGAATTCCTTCTCGCACATCTGCGAGGCGGGGCAGTACATGATGATCGGTGAGGGCGAGGACTTCACGGCGATCGAGGGCGCGTCCTCGAAGCGCAAGGTCCACTCGCAGTTCAAGGTCAAGCGCTGCGGCATGAGCCGCGGGAGGGCGTGATGGAAAACCGGGAGATTCTCGCGCGGCTGTTGACGCTGAAGACGGACCGCTCTGCGATCGAGGGGAAGTGGTTCCTCATCGACCGCTACATCGTGCCGCTCGACCAGGGCAGCTTCATGCACCGGCTCGCGAGCGAGAACGAGAAGAACTGGTCGTCGAAGGAGGTGTGGGACTCCACCGCCCCGATCGGTCAGGACCGGCTCGTGTCCATGTTCTACGCGGGCCTGCTCTCCGGGCGCTGGCTCGAGATCGGCATCCGCAACTCGAAGGTGCGCAAGGACCAGAAGGCGAAGGAGTGGGTCGAGGACAGCACCGACCGGCTCTTCGACGCCATCATGGCCTCGAACTTCCCGGTCGAGGTGGGCTCGCTCCTCTCCCACTGGGTGAACTACGGGAACGGCTGCATGTCCGAGAACCTCGTCACCACCCCCGGTGGCGACTGGGACGGGCTCGACTTCAACTGCCGCCCGCCCCGGGCGATGTTCTTCGAGGACGACTGGCAGGGCCGGGTGCTCCGCAGCTGGACTCCGCTCGAGTGGACCGCGGCGCAGATCGTCTCGAAGTTCCGGGACCCGAACGACGAGACGAAGCCGCACTCGTCCATCCCCGCCGTCATCATTCAGCAGGAGCAGAGCCCCTCCGGCGGCACGGAGAAGCACAAGCTCGTCTACTACGTCGGCCCGCGGAAGGGCGCGAAGCCGATGGGCATCGACGAGAAGGTGCGCGACGTGAAGCTCCGCCCGATCGAGACCCGCTACATCCTCGAGGACCAGGCGCTCACCCTCGGTGAGGAGGGTGGCGAGTACGAGATGCCGGTCTTCCGCACCCGCTACCTGAAGAGCGCCCAGTCGGATTGGGGTTACGGCCCCTCGATGCTGGTGCTCCCCACGGTGGGCCTGCTGAATGGCATCCAGGAGCAGGTGGTGGACGCGGGCGCGAAGGTGCTCGACCCGGCCACCCTCACCACCGAGTGGGGGCTCCTCTCCGACCTCGACCTCGCCCCGGGCGGCCACACCACGGTGCGCTCGCTCGATGACATCAAGCCCTACGAGAGCGGGGCGCGCTTCGACGTGTCGAACGATCTCCTCAACCGGCACGCCGGGATGATCCGGCAGTTCTACCGGGAGGACGACATCTCCTTCCGCGACTCGCCGCAGATGAGCGCCACCGAGGCGCAGCTGCGCGACGAGCGGCTGAACGCGCTCTTCGGCATCCCGATCCGCCGCATCTACTGGGAGCTTTTCCGCCCCGTGGTGCAGACGACGTTCAACCACATGCTCCGCGAGGGGCAGTTCGACGACGTGCCCGACATCCTCCGCGACCCGAAGTCGAAGCCGCGGATGCAGATCAACTTCCAGGGCCGCTTCGCTCGCGCGCTCCGCTCGGATGAGGTCGCTTCCATCGAACGCGTCCTCGCCATGAAGGCGGCGATGACCAAGATGGACCCGGGCTCGAACGCGAAGCACGTCATCGACGACGCCAAGGCCATCCGCGAGACGTGCGAGCGGCTCTCCACCCCGGCGGCGATGCTCCGCAGCGAGCAGGACGTGACCACCCTCGAGCAGCAGGACAAGCAAATGCAGCAGCAGGCGGCCGCGGCGCAGATCGGGAAGACCGCTGCCGAGGGCCAGCGCGCCGCCGCGGGTGCCCAGCAGATGCAGTCGGAGATGCAGCAGGGCGGCGGGATGCCGCCGGGAGGTGGGATGTGAGCGACGAGACCAAGGTGAACGAGGCGCTCGGCCGCCTCCAGCAGAAGGCGGCCGTGGTGCAGCGGACCTTCGCCACGGAGGACGGGAAGGAGTGCCTCGAGATCCTCCGGCGCGAGTTCGCGATGAACCTCGACGCGAAGGACCAGCACGCGGTGCTGTTCAAGGCGGGCCGGTGTGACGCCTACAACTGGCTCATGCAGATGATCAACCTCACGAAGGAGGGTCGGTGATGCTGAAGAAGATGACAATGCTGATGGAAGGCGCGGGCGAGGGCGGCGGCAGCTGGCGGGACGCGCTCCCCGAGAACCTGCGGAACGACCCCTCGATCGCGACGTTCAAGGACGTGAGCGCCCTCGTCCAGAGCCACATCGAGACGAAGGCGCTGGTGGGGAAGTCCATCCGCCCGCTCGGGCAGACCGCCACGGCGGAGGAGAAGAAGCAGTACGTCGAGAAGCTCCTCCAGGCGGACCCGGCGCTCGTCTACGCTCCGGACGGCGACGAGGAGGCGTCGAAGCGGCTCATGCGGCGCCTCGGCCGCCCGGAGAAGCCCGAGGAGTACGTCTTCGACGACACCGCGGTGACCGCCGCGGGCCTCAAGCCGGACGAGCTTCGCGCCCTCGCGGTGACGACCGGCCTCACCAAGACCCAGGCGGCCGCGCTCGCCAAGGTGATGGTGGACGCGAACATGGAGGCGAAGCGGGTCCTCTCCGTCGAGCGGCAGGCCCTCGACCAGGAGTGGGGCGCGGCGAAGGAGGAGCGCGTCCTCGCCGCCAAGGCCGCGGCGATGAAGATGGGCCTCCACGAGGTGGACGTGGCGGGGCTCACCCCGAAGCAGCTGAAGGCATTCTACGGGGTCTCGAAGGCCATCGGGGTCCAGGCGTCGGAGTTCCGCGAGCACGGCGCCGGGCTGCACGGGGCGCGGCTCTCGCCCTCCGAAGCGCAGCTGGAGATGCAGAGCATCATGGGGCGCAAGGAGTACTTCAACCCCAAGCCCGCCGAGCGGGGCGAGCACGAGAAGCTGAAGGCCCGGGTTGCCCAGCTGATGCCGATGGCGTATCCGGAAGGTTGACGGACAGGTCAGGCTGTAGTAGGTGTTGGGCATCCTGGAGCGGGGACTACCGGCCTAGCCGACCCCCACCCCTCCAGGGCCTCGGGACTGGGCGCATAGGTCCAAGTTGGCGAGCCCGGTCTCCTGCCGGACTACTCGCGGCGTCGGTTTGACAACCAACGCCCGCGAGTAGCGGGCAGGAGACACGATCATGGCCGTCCAGTCCATCAGCGTCCTGAACCAGCGCACCTACGAGGCGAACCTCCGGTCGCTCTCGCAGCAGCGCGGCTCGAAGCTCCGCCAGTTCACGATCGAGCGGCACGAGCCGAACATGCACCTCTGGGATCGGATCGCCCAGCTGCCGTTCGGCGCGACCGGCCTCAACGCCCGCGTCTCGGGCGGCGCGACCCCCGAGGTCCAGGCGACGATCGACCGGCGCCGGACCACTCCGGCGGCCTACGACGTGGGCCACCTCGTGGACCCCGACGACGTGGCGAACGTCACGCTCGACCCGAAGAGCGCGATCCTCCAGGAGCAGGCGAACGTCATCGGGCGCAAGTTCGACGACATCATCATCACCGCCGCGCTCGGCGCGACCCTCGCCGAGGACGGCACGTCCACCGCCTTCCCGACGGCGACGCAGAGCCTCGGCTCGGCGACGCAGCCCTTCGACTTCAACTTCATCACCTCGGTGAACGAGAAGTTCTGGGTCAACAACGTCCCGACGGACGAGGAGAAGGTCTTCGTCATCCGCCCGAACGGCGCGAAGAAGCTCCTCCAGATGACGCAGGCCACCTCGAGCGACTACGTCATGGCGCAGGCGCTCGCGTCCACCGGGTACGTCGAGAACTGGCTCGGCTACACCTGGATCGTGAGCAACCTGCTCCCGAACGTCGCCGGCCTCCAGTACTACTACCTCGCGATGACCAAGCGGGCGATGGGCCTGCACATCACGAAGGACATCTGGAGCCGCGTCTCCGAGTCCACGGAGAAGAGCTTCGCGTGGCGCGTCTACTCCGCCTTCTCGGCGGGGGCCGTCCGCATCGAGGACGAGCACGTCGTCCGCGCCTGGGTGCTCGAGTCGTAGTCCACTAGCGAACAGGCGGACGGGAGCTTCGGCCCCCGTCCGCCTTTCGCACATCAGGAGGTCAGCATGGCTACGATGTTTCGAGTCACCCTCCCCGACGCCGCCCCGGCGAGCACCGGCGCCAACCCCTGCATCGTGACCTCCGGGGCGGTCACCGTGGGCGTCTGCGCAGCGAACGAGATCGCGGTCTTCGTCGGCGACACCGTTCCGCGCCAGCGGTGCGGCAGCGAGCTTCGCGAGTTCCTCGACACCTGGACCGAGACGCCCAAGGACCCTGACGCCGCGGTGGGCGCGGGCAACCGCAAGGTCTACTCGGCCGCTCCCGGCACCCCCGGTGACCAAGTGCTCCCCGTCACCCAGGCGATCGCGACGGCGCCGACCGAGACCCAGTACGGGATCATCCTCGGCGACGTGGCCGCGACGTTCCTCGACCGCTCCTCGCTTCTCGACGCCGCCATGCAGCGGGCGGTCTCGATGTTCGTCGCCACCCTCGGGCTCTAGGAGGCCGCCATGAAGAAGCTCTTCGCCCTCACCGTTCTCGCCTTCGCCCTCGACCTCGCCATCCCGCCCGCGCGCGCCCAGGCGCAGCAGGTGCTCCCCACGTCCTACTGGGCGATGGTCAGCGCCCCGGCGGCCGCCACCCAGGCGACCGTCTCCCGCCCGGCCGACACGAACGGCCGCCACTTCATCGGGTCCATCACCGTCTGCGTCTCCACGGCGGCGGCGCAGACGCCGATCGTCTTCAACCTGCGCGACGGGGCGACCGGGGCGGGCACGGTCCTCTGGACGGTGACGCTCTCCGTGGTGGCCGGGAACAGCTGGTGCCAGACCGCCAACGTCAACATCATCGGCTCGAAGAACACGGCGATGACCCTCGAGAGCGCGGGCGCTCCTGCGGCCACGAACTTCGCGAGCGTCTCGCTGAACGGCTTCACCACCTACTAGCCCCGGCATCTCGCCGGGCGAGAAGGAGCAGATCATGTCGAAGCGCGTCGGTGCGATCGAGATCGAGAAGGTCCAGGCGGCGTCGATGGTGAAGGACGGCGCCAGCCTGGAGGACGTGAAGAAGGTCTTCAAGAACGTCGAACCCGAGTACTGGGATCGCGTGTTCGACCCGGACCTCCTCGAGATGGCGGGCAAGGAGTCCACCCGCATGAAGGAGGCCAAGGCCGCGGCCGAGGCCGAGGCCAAGGCGAAGTCCGCCGAGCCGAAGAAGAAGGACCCCCTGGCGTAGCGCTGAAGGAGCACGCCCGTGACCGACGTGGACATCGCCAACGCGGCCCTCGCCCTCGTGAAGAAGGCGGGGATCGCGACTCTCGGAGATAACACCGCAACGGCACGGGCGTGCAACGCGCTCTACGCCCCGGCGCGGGACAAGGTGCTCGAAGATCGCATCTGGTCCTTCGCCAAGAAGCAGTACATCCTGAGCGTGCCGGGCGCGACCCCGACCTTCGGCTGGTCGTACCAGTTCCCGCTGGCGGTGGAGGTCATCGCCCCCATCACGGTGAACGACGCGGACGACAACCCGGTTGCCTACGAGGTCCAGGGCCGGGTCATCCTCTCCAACGAGCCGGTGCTGCATCTCACCGCGAAGACCAAGGTCACCGACACCACGACCTTCACGCCCGGCTTCTGCACGACGCTGACGTTCCTCCTCGCCGCCTACCTCGCCGTTCCGCTCGCCGAGAACCGCGAGCTTCAGGCGCAGTACGACGCCGAGTACCGCAAGGCGCTGAAGGACGCGGCGGGCGCCGACGGGGCGAAGCAGGCGAGCACCGGGAAGAGGCCCTCCGACCTGAAGGCGCGGCGGCTGGGGGTCTTCTAATGCCCGGTCTCTCGCCCATCCAGCCCTCGTTCCACGCCGGTGAGGTCGATGCCGCCGGGCGGGTGGATCTCGACATCTTCAAGTACGGGCTGGCGGAATGCACGAACTTCCGCCCCAAGGCCAAAGGCTCGCTGCTCATGCGCGCGGGCTCGGAGACGAAGGGTTTCATCACCCTTCCGACGAACGAGCGGTACATCCGCTTCCGGATGAGCGATCAGCAGGACTACCTGCTCGACCTCACCGATCACCTGATGGTCATCAACGACATCTCCGGCCTCGCCCAGGCGATCGACATCGGCGTGGTGGACCTCATCCAGAACGGCGGCTTCGACTCGGGCATCGCCTGGGGCGGGAACGGCGTCATCTCCGGAGGGCTCTGCGACCTCACCGGCGGGCTCAACAAGACCCAGACGCTCAACGTCACGGCGGCCGGCACCTACAAGCTGAAGGTCCGCACCGCGTACCTCGCCACGGGCTACACGGGCGGCATCTGGATCGGCTGGACGCCCGGCGGCGCGCAGGTGCTCCAGCAGGGCGTCTACTTCGGGACCGCTTCCGGCTCGCCGCACACCGGCTGGACCGAGGTGAACGTCGTCTTTGCCTCGCCGGGGACGTACTACCTCCAGTTCAACGGCCCCGCGCTCGTGTGGTCCATCGACGACGTGTCGCTGACGTACACGGCCGGCGCGGGCGTGTTCAGCGTGGTGACTCCGTGGACGGCGGCGCAGCTGTCCGAGATCCACTACACGACGGAGACCGGCCGCGACTCGATGATCTTCGTCCACAAGGGGACGACGCCGCAGTCGCTCACCCGCGGGTCGAACGGCATCTGGACCTTCGGGCCGGTCATCTTCGTCCCGGCGAACCCGGCCGACTGGGCGACGATCGGCTACCCCGAGACCGTCGAAGTCTCGAACGCCCGCGCCTTCTACGCCGTCAAGAACCACATCTGGGGGACGACGGTCGGCACCATCAACGACCTCAACTCCGACCCGACGAAGCCGAACTCCGCCATCGACTTCAAGCTCGCCACGGCAGGCTCGATTCGGTGGCTGCGCGGGAACAGGAAGCTCCTCGCCGGGACCGACATCGGCGTCCACGTCATCACCGGGTCGCAGAACCCGCCGATGAACGGCGACACCCAGGCGCTCGAGCAGGAGTACGTCGGCTCCGCGAAGGTCCAGGCGGTGAACGTCGGGTCGAAGGCGATCTTCGTCTCCACCGACCGGCGCGACATCCGCTCGATCGTCTACGATCGTGACTCGGACGGCTGGGTGTCCGACTCCATCGCCCTCTTCGCGCAGCAGATGACGGCGGGCCTCATCAAGGAGATCCACCACGTCCGCACCCCCGAGCCGCTCGTCGTCCTGCTCATGCAGACGGGCGAGGTCATCGCCGTCGAGCACGACCCGGCGAAGAAAACCGCCGCGTGGTGGCGCGTCAACGTCGGTGCGGTCGTCACCACCTGCGCGGTCTCGACCGGCCCGCTCGGCGCCTATCTCTGGGTCGCGGCCACGCGCAACGGCAAGAGCGTGAAGGAGCGCATCCCGCTCACCGACCTCGACGCGAACGGCTATCTCGACTCGTCGGTCCGGGGCCTCTCCGACGGGAGCGGTTGGCTGTACGGGCTCGGCCACCTCGAGGGGCAGACGGTGCGGGTCTGCGTGGACGGGCAGGCGTGGTACTCCGACCAGACGGTGCTCGGCGGCGGGGTCAACGTCAGCGGCGACTTCGGGAACCGCTGGGTGGTGGCGGGCCTGCCGTACACGGCGAGGGCGAAGACCCTCCCGGTGGAGGGCGGGAATCCCGCCGGCACGTCGCAGGGACTCAACGTCCACTGGTCGGAGGTCGTCGCCCGGCTCACGAGCTCCTACCTCCCGCTCATCAACGGCGAGCGCGCGCTCACCGGCAAGCCGTTCGACGTCGGCGCCGAGGTCGAGGGGGCGCTGACGACCGGGGACGTGCGGGTGACCGGGCTCGAGGCGGCAGAGGGCGGGCAGATCACCATCGTGCAGGACAAGCCGTACCGCACCGAGGTCAACGCGCTCTTCGGGCAGGCGGAAGTCAGCAAGGTGTAGGGAGGCGGCAATGATCGGGGTCGGCTTCGGAGCGGTGAAGGCGCTGGGTGTCGCGGGGCAGTTCGCCTCCGGCCTCATGTCCTCGAGCGCCCGGCAGGCGGAGTTCAACGACCAGCTGCACCAACTTCAACTGAAGAAGAACTACACGGTCGGTCTCGCCAGCGTCCGGGCGGGCGCATCCGGCACCACGATGGACTCGGCGAACACTGTGAACTACCTCGCCGGGCTCACGGGTGAGTTCGACCATGAGCTCATGCGTCTCAAGGACGCTCAGAAGACCTCGGGTATCGCGGGGCTCATCGGAAACATCTCCGGCCTCGCGGGCGGCGCGGCAGACATCTACGGCGGGCTCGGCCAGCTGAACGACTGGTGGAGGTAACGTGGACCTCGCGCTTCCCCGAATCGACGAGGCGGCACAGCCCGTCCGCTCCGCGGCGAATGAGATCGACGTGGCCGGGGCGAAGTTCGCCAACGCGGCGGACAAGACCGCCAACGTCCTCGCCGAGCACGACAAGGCGAAGATATCCGTACAGACCCAGGAGGCCACGCTCCGGGCGACGAAGGGTCTCGACACCCTGATGCACGCCATCCAGTCGAACCCGGATGTGGACCCGGACAACTTCCTCGGCAACAAAGGAGTGACGATCGAGCAGTACTTCGGCGGCGAGGTTCCGGGGCTGGCGCCCGCCCTCGTCGAGCCGGTGCCGGGTCAGGAGGGGAAGACCCAGCGCAAGAAGGTCGTCAAGATGGCGGACATCGCTCCGCAGATTTTCGACCATGCCTCGGGCATCATCACATCCGCCGCGGCGGGGAGCATCGAGGAGGCTCCCTGGCAGCGAAACTTCGCTCGCGCGATGGAGAAGGACGTGGAGGCGAAGCGCGTCCAGATGCTCGACTGGCAGAAGGGCCAGTACCTTCGGGACGCCGAGGTCATGTCCGAGGCCCAACTGAAGCGGGCGGGAGACGCGCAGAACTGGAACCTCTACCGGGCGATCATCGACAACGGCAGCAACGGGATGGACTCCGCCAAGCGGGTCGCGTACCGGGAGCAGCTGCCGTACCTCGTCACCGAGGCGAACATCTCCAACCGCCTGAAGTCACGCGATCCGGAGGAACTGGACAAGCTCCGCGACTCCATCATGGCGAACGAGGTCTCGAAGGATCCCGAGCACGACGGCGGGTTCGCCACGAAGCTCTCCCCGCAGCAGCAGGCTCAGCTGGGCAACCTCGTCTCCACGCGCAAGATGGAGATCCTGCACGAGAACGAGTGGCAGCGGAAGGTCGCGCAGGAGAAGCTCGTCGAGCAGACCGTCGAGAACATGCAGTGGGCGTATGACACTGCGCAGAAGCAGAACGTCCCGATCTCTTCGATCTTCAGCATCTCCGACATCCCCTACGGCACCGGCCAGCACTTCGAGAACCTGAAGCGGTTCTACGACTCGCTCCAGAAGCCGCCCCGCACCGAGAGCGACTCGGGCGCGTGGCTCGCCCTCTCGGGCAAGGAGAAGGACGGCACGCTCGCCGCGATGTCCAAGGCGGAGATGATGGCGTACTGGCCGTACCTCACGCCCGAGCACCAGCGGACGTGGATGGACCGCTGGGCGAACGCCAAGGCCGGTGGGAAGCCGCCCTTCTCGTCGGAGGAGTACAAGCTCATGGACGCCTACCTGCGGTCCAAGGGCTTCGACGAGAAGAAAGACGAGAACGCCTTCAACACACAGAAGGCGCTCCTGGAGCAGAACCTCCTCGTGTGGCGGAAGCGGAACCCCTCCGCGATCCTGAACTACAACCTCCTCAAGAGCGAGGCGGCCTCCACCTTCAACCAGCCCGAGACGCACTTCTGGCAGAGCAGCAAGACGAGCAACTGGGTGAAGAACAACCTCGCCGACAGCGACACGGAGTCGGCGCTTGCCGTCGCCCTCGGTGCGGTCACCCCTGGCAAGGTCGTCTCGGTACAGGATCTCGCCACGCACGCAGCGCAGATGGAGAAGGAGTCGCCCCAGGTCGAGGAGGCGTGGACGGCGTACAACCCGGCTCAGGCGCTCACCGGGACGCAGCGCGCGATCGTCCACGGGATGCTCCTCCTCAACGAGAAGACGGGTCGCGTGGACAATCAGCTGACGGACCAGGGCATCACCCCGAGTCCGAAGGCCCGCATCCAGCAGATCGTGCGGAACATGCAGATCCCGCAGAGCCGGGAGCAGGCGGCGAAGAACGCGGCCGACGCCGAGGCCAAGGCGAAGGGGCAGCAGACGCGTGCCTCGGGCGAGCGGCAGAACGCGGCCTACACCTCCGAGATGTTCTACGCCACCGCCGAGGAGAAGGCGGCGCGGCAGGCGGAGCGCGAGGCGTACCTGAAGCTCCCGGAGTGGCAGCAGCGCGCCACCACGATGGAGAAGGACGAGGTTCAGTCCTCCGACGACGCGCTCTACGCCCAGGTCATCGGCCGCCTGAAGTCTGAAGACCTCGCCACCCAGCGGCTCAACGCGAAGGGCAAGGGTTTCCGGGGCCAGGACGCCGCCATCCTCGGTGACCGCTTCCCGGACGACCCCGTCCGCAAGGCGATGGAGCAGCGCGCCCGCGACGAGGTGAAGCGCGACGGCGCCTCCGCCCGGCAGGCCATCCAGGAGAAGTACGGCCTCGCGAAGGAGCGCTACGCGGCGCTCAAGGCCGACTTCGACCGCGGCGACCCCGAGACGGTGGCGCTGTTCAACAAGCACGGACTCGATCGCTTCTCGACGTTCATCGACCTGTGGATGAAGGGCACGGTGCGCTAAATGGAGTTCAACCCGCCCCTCGCTGGCGAGAAGGTCGGCGAAGCCGTCCCGAAGTCCGCCCGCGAGCACGATCTCACTGCCCTTGCCGAGAAGAAGCTAAAGGGCAAGCCGCCCGGCACGGACATGACAGAGGACGATCTTCTCGCCCTCGACGGTCCTACGATCGCGATGCCCGCCGACGACGCCTACGTCGATACGGGCAAGGGCTACCGCGTCCCGCAGTTCATGGTGGACGCCCAGGACAACGCCAAGCGCCGGGCTCTCATCGCCGCCCAGGACACGGAGCGCCCCTCCCCCGACGCCGCCGCGAAGGCGCGGCCGCAGGCGCAGGCGAGGGGTCTGCCGCTCACCGCGGTGATAGATGACCCCGGGGCGCTCCCGCCCAAGGACATTCCGGTCACCTGGGACAACTACGCCGACAACGAGCCCCTCTCGAAGGCGCTCCTCGACCCGAACTACGCCCCGCTCATCGCCGACGAGGCCGACAAGATCGCGCAGACCGCCGGGTTCGACAAGGACCCGCCCGTGAAGGGCCGCTTCGCCATGCAGTTGGAGGCGGGGCGCCTCGGCGTCGAGGAGGCCCACCTCTGGACGAAGAAGGGGATGCAGGGCGGCGTCCTCTCTCCCGAGGACGACGCTCGACTGAAGCAGGTCCAGGCGGCGAAGGGCGCGTACCCGCCGCCCTCCGGCCTCCTCGACGAGGCGGTGGGGATGCTGCCGATGGTCGGCGGCAACATCGTGGCCGGGGCCGGGGGCGCGGCGGTGGGCGCGGCGATGGGGGCCCCCGTCCCCGGCCTCGCCGCCGTGGGCGGCGCCCTCGGTGCTCGGGTGGGCTCGCTGGCGTTCAACGCCGACCAGATGATCGGCATGGACTACCAGCAGTACACCGAGATGGGAATGCCGCACAACGTGGCGTGGCCCGCCGCGCTCATCGCGGGCTCCATCACCGGCGGCATCGAGACCGTCACCTTCGGCCTCCTCGCCAAGGTCCCGGCGCTGAAGATGCTCGGGAAGGTTCCCGGGGTCGATCTTCTCAACAAGACGAACATCGGCCCGGCGATGGCGGCCGCGCTGAAGGACTCGAAGTTCGTCCAGATCCTCGCCGGGCTCGGCAAGGATGTTGCCCACGGTGCGGCGGGCAACTCGCTGATGGACGCCGTTACCATCCTTGGCGCCTACGCCGCGAACGCGGCCGGGGGCGGGGGCTACAACGTCCCCACCGCGTCGGAGGCGGTGGCGCGGGTTCTCCACGCCGCCGAACTGGGCGGGGTGGTGGGCGTCGGCCTCGGCGGCAGCGCGACCCTCTTCCACGAGACCCTCGGCAAGATCCACGTCGCCGAGGGCTCGCAGCCGATGGTGGACCGGCTCTACGACCTCACCGAGAACCTGAAGTCCTCTGAGCGCGCCCCCGACGTGGTGGCGAAGATCGTCAACGAGAACGCCAAGACCTCGTCGGTGAAGCACCTCACCGTTCCGCTCGAAGACCTGACGAAGCTCCTCGACCAGAACGCCGAGGCGCCCCAGGTGAAGGAGTGGCTCGCGAAGCCGGAGAACCGGGCGAAGCTCGACGAGGCGGCGAAGCTGGGCACCCGGGTCGAGCTTCCGGTGGGCGACTTCGTCGCCTACATCCGGCCGTTCGACAAGGCCCGGGTGCTGAACCAGCTGATCGGTGTGAACGACGAGATGTCCACCGCCGAGGCCAAGGAGTTGAAGCCTCGCATCGAGAAGGCGCGCAAGGAGATCGCCGACCTCGAGAAGCGGAAGCGGGACATCGAGAACGCTCCCGAGTCCCAGATCCAGGAGGCAGTGCAGAAGCAGCTGAAGGCTCTCGGATACACCACGCGGGCGGCCGACTTCCAGGGGCAGCTGATTGCCGCGGGCGTCTCCAACCTCGCCCGCCGGGCCGGGAAGGATCCGTGGGAGGTCTACAAGGGCGCGGCGCTCACCATCACTCGCGAGGGGCTTCAGCCCCGAGGGAAGAAGGGGCCGACCGAGGCGCTCGCCGAGCGCTACCTCGGGCTGACGCCGCACGCCCGCGCCTCCGAGTACTACGTCGATGCCAACACCGGGATGCTGAACGAGCGCGGCTTCCGGGACGCGCCCGCTGACCCGGCGAAGCCCCTCACCGGCTACATCGAGTTCGAGGGCTCGAAGTGGGTGAACGACAAGGGCCAGGGCCACCACCAGACCGACCTCCTCTACCGGGCGGTGGGGAAGGCCATCCACGACGAGGACCAGGGCGCGGCGAAGGTGGGCGGCGGCTTCGCGGTGAAGGTCGCCTCGCAGGCGGACCTGGACGCGATCGTCGCCAAGGCCAGCACCCGGGCGCCGGAGGGATTCACGATCGTCGGCCGGACGGGCGACTCCCTCGAGACGGCCAAGGCCGCCCTCGTCACCGAGAAGCAGCGGGCGGAGGAAGCCGGGACGCGGGCGAAGCGGGGCGAGAAGCCCCTCGGCGTGAAGGAGACCGACGCCAAGAAGCTCGCCTTCAACGAGACGAAGGCGCAGGGCTCGCTGACCGACGCCCTCGTCGCGAAGCACGGGGAGCTTTCCCCGGAGCAGGCATTCGGCGCCTACGTCGAGCCGCACACCGGGCTGCGCACGAGCGAGGGCTGGGCGGCGCTCCCCCGCAAGAAGTTCCAGGCGAGCCTCGACCTCGGTGGCATCGGCTGGAAGAACGCGAACCTGGGCACGCTGGACGGCGACGCGGCTATCCGAGTGGCTGGGCAGATCATGAAGGCCATCGGCGCCGACGAGTTCGACGGCGCCCACGTCCACGGTGACGAGTACCTCTTCCAGTCGAACGACAAGGCCAAGCTCGGCGAGTACCTGAAGAAGCTGAACGCCGAGTTGGCGAAGGCCGAGGTCGAGGTTTACGATTCGGAGAAGAAGGAGGTCCGCGTCGCGAAGGGCATCGGCATCGGGTTCGGGGTGGGCACCGACGCCGACTCGATGGAGAAGGCGCTCAACGAGCACAAGACGCAGCTGACGAAGGAAGGGAAGCGAGGCGACGATGTCGAAGCGAAGCGGATCTGGAGGCGAGAAGCAACCCCCGACGACGTTGCTGCGCATCAAGCTGCGCGGGAAGGAAATCTACCGGCCGGGGATGCAGCCCGGGGAGACGGACAAGGCGATCGCGGACGCGCTGGAGAGCCCGGACGAGGCGAAGCCGCCGTCCCCGGGTTCGGAGTAGCCGCCCAGGACGCGCGCGGAAACATCGCCTTCAACGAGTCGCGGGACGCCTTCCACGTCACGCTGACCGGCAAGGCGAACAAGTCCACCTTCCTCCACGAGGCTTCGCACTACCTGCTGGAGGTGATGCGCAAGCTCGACCAGGAGACCGGCGCGTTCCGCGACGATCTCGCTGAACTCGAGAAGTGGGCGGGCGTCGAGGCCGGTGGCGAGTGGACGGACGCTGCCCTGGAGAAGTTCGCCCGGGGGATGGAGACCTACTTCGGTGAGGGCAAGGCGCCCTCGGCGAAGCTCGCCTCCGCCTTCGCCGACTTCAAGCAGTGGATCCTCCACGTCTACAAGACGCTCGTGAAGCTCGGCGCCCCGCTCACCGACGAGGTGCGGGGCGTGATGGACCGGATGCTGGCCTCGGACGACGAGATCGCCACCCGGCGGCAGGAACTCGGCTACTTCCCCAACGAGTTGATCATCAAGCACGGGGACATGGACGAGGAGCAGCAGAAGCAGTACCGCGCCGTCTATGAGAAGGGCGCCCAGCAGGCCCAGACGAAGATCGAGCGGGAGGCCATCGCCGCCCTCCACAAGGAGGCGAGCACCGACTACAAGCACGTCCAGGCAGAAGTGGACCGCAGCCTCGACCAGCTGCCGGTGCTCTCCCTTCGGCTGTGGCTCGAGGGCAAGGACCGCACCGACGGCGGCCCGGTGCCCGAGGTGGTCGGGAAGCTCGACGCCGAGGCGGTGAAGGAGATGCGCCTCGACTCCGGCGTCCTCGCCAAGGTGAAGGACAGCCTTACCGACCGCAACGGCGCGGACCCCGAGATCGTCGCCCCCTACTTCGGCTTCAAGAACGGGGCGGAGATGGTCACCGAGCTTGCTCGGACCCCGGCCCGCGAGACGCTGAAGCGCGCCCTCGTGAAGTCGGAATTCCAGAAGCTCCATCCCGAGTACGGCCCCGACCCGGTGTGGCTGGAGAAGACCGCCCTCGAAGAGCTTCACGGAGCAGATGCGATCGCGAATGCGATGGAGATCGAGCTTCGCGTCCTCTACAAGAAGGCGAACATGCTGCCCCCGAACTCCCCGGCGCTCGTCGCCCGGGAGGCGGCCCGCGCGAACGTGGGGGAGATGCTCACCTCCAACATGAAGGCGGCGAAGTACCGGGAGGCCGAGTCCCGCTTCCTGCGAGAGCAGCAGAAGGCGCTCGTCGCGAAGGACTTCCAGGCGGCCGCGGAGGCCGCCCGCAAGCGCATCTACAACCGGGCGATGTGGCAGGAGGTCCAGCGGGCCGCGGACAAGCTCGAGACCGCCCACGGCTACCTCGAGCGGTTCACGAGCGAGGAGGCGCAGGGGCGCATCGGCCGCTCCTCGATGATGAAGCTCCCGGGGAGCGACGAGCGGGTGGGGCAGGTGCTCCGCGACGCCACCAAGGCCCTTCTCGAGGGCACCGGCTTCGCCGAGGAGACCTACGCCTCCCGCGACACCACCTTCGACGGCCACCTCAACAAGCTGGAGTCGGCGGGCCTCCCGGTGAGCGTGGACCCGGTGCTCCGCGAGCGGCCCCTCGACGTGTGGGAGAACCTCACCTACACCGAGGCGATGGCGGCGAAGGACGCCATGAAGAACCTGTCCGCCATCTCCCGGATGCAGAACGAGGTCCGCATCGGCGAGCAGGCATACCACCTCGACGACGTGGGCGACCAGATCCGCGCGAACATGGAGGCGAGCGGGCTCCTCGACCGGCTCGGCGAGAAGGGCGAGAAGACCTCGGTGGTCCGGCGGCTCCGCGCCGAGACCACGAAGCCGGAGACGATCGCACTCGACATCGACGGCGGCGAGCCCGGGATCTTCCACAAGCTCTTCGTCGAGACGATGGCGCAGGGCGAGTACGAGAAGGACCGCCGCTTCCGCCAGCGCCGCGACGACCTCCGGGCGATGGGCGAGGAGTTCCGCCCGAAGGACTGGGCGAAGCAGATGAAGGCGAAGTACACCTTCGACGACGGCCGGGAGTACACGGGCGCCGAGGTCTTCGCGATGCTGCTGAACTTCGGCACCGCGCAGAACCGCTCGAAGCTCATCACCGGCATGGAGAAGGCGGGGCGCGAGGGCTGGAACGAGCAGAGCGTCCTCTCCTTCATCCACAAGGTGTTCCCGGACCGGGCCGCCTACGACTACGCCCAGGCGATTTGGAAGTACCTCAGCCGCCCCGACCTCTGGGACGACGCCTCGAAGATCCGCGAGGCCATCTCCGGCGTGCGCCCGGAGAAGGTCCCCTCCCTCTCGGTGCCGACGCCGGACGGCGGCTCGGTGGAAGGCGGCTACTACCACCTCCTCTACGATCGCAAGGTCCCGCTGAAGGAGGCGGAGACCTCGAACACGAACGCGCTCGCGGCGATGAACGACGCGAACCCGCTCAACCTCTACGCGGCGAATGGCTTCCTCAAGGGCCGCACCGGCTACTCCGCGCCGCTCCTCCTCGACCCCACCGCGTGGTCCGCCCACCTCTACGAGGTGGATCACTTCATCTCGAACGCGCAGGGGATCATCGACCGGCACAAGCTCATCGACAACCCCAAGGTGAAGGAGGCCATCGTTCACGGGTTGGGGTTCGAGTACTGGGAGCAGCTGCGCCAGTCGAACAACTATGTCGCCGCCGACGGTGAGGTGCTCACCCGCGAAGTGCTCCAGATGTCTCGCGGGATCGACAAGCTCATCTACCACAACGCCCTGCTGACGATGGGCGGCAACGTCCTCTCCGGCATCAATCAGGTGGTCACCGGGGTGCCCGCGACGCTCACCAAGCTCGGGCCGAAGGGCCTGCCGGTGTTCGGTAAGGTGCTCGCCGACTTCGTCCGCCACCCCTTCGACATGTGGAAGGACGTGGCGACGAAGAGCGGCGAGGTCCAGGGGATGGACTTCCACATCGACCGGGATCTCCGCATCGTCATCGCCCGGGAGATGCTCGGGGAGACCGGCACGGCGGTGGACTACTTGAACCCCACCAGCCCGGCCTGGAACCATCTGCGCTCCCGCATCGCCTCCACCTCGATGAACCCGATCGTCTTCGGGCAGAAGCTCGTCAACGTCCTGACCTTCGAGACCGGGCGGCGCATCGCGGAGAGCGAGGGGAAGAGCGCGACGGAGCAGGTGGCCTACGGCAACTCCATCGTCCGGCAGACCCAGTCGGCCTCGGCGCCGATGGACCACACCGGCATCCAGCGCTCGGGCGACGGGCTCATGCGCATCCTCACCTCGCTCGCGAGCTACACCTTCTCGCTGAACGACATGGTGATGCCGCGGCGGCTCACCCAGCGTGAGATCGTCGGCGGCGTCTCCCGCCTCGTGATGCTGACGCTCACCACCGCGATGGCGAAGTCGCTGCTCGACGCGGTGCTCCCGAAGCTCGAGGAGAAGGACGCGGAGCGGCGCAAGGGCGTCCTGAAGATGGCGGAGGACGCGGACATGCCCGGCCTCATCCCGCTCACCGAGGGGCTCACGAACGTGCTTGGGAGCGTCCCCGTCGTCGGCCGCCCGGCGGAGTCGCTCCTCACCGGCCACGAGCCGCGCTTCGCCTCCTGGGTGAACACCGGGATGACGATGGCGAAGGCGGGCTACCACGTCAGCCAGGGGCAGGAACTCGGCAAAGCGGAGATGAAGGCGATCGTCGAGTCCCTCGGCCTCGTGTACGGCATCCCCACCCGGCACCTCATGTTCGGGCCGGGCGAGGCGGTCTACGAGGTGATGAACGGGAACGTCAGCGGCGGGCCGTGGGGCGTGTTCCAGGAGGCCACGCTCGTGAAGCCAGGGCAGAAGGGCGACCATAGCAAGGGAGGCGGGCGGTGAGGAACTTCATCAAGCTGGCGAGTGACGTGGGACTGGCATCGGCGGGCGCGGTGGGCGGGTCGGCGATGGCGGGCGAGGTCGGAGCCGCCCTCGCCGCGCCCGGCTGGCTCGTCGCGCTCGGGCAGGCGGCGGTGGTGGCGATCTCCATCCTCTACGGGGTGGATCGCAGGATGTCCCGGCTGCACAAGGCGGTGAACGAGACGCGAGGCGAGGTGGAGACGCTCACCGGGAGGGTGAATACCCTCGCCTGCCAGGGGCAGGCGTGCCGGACGCCTCCGCCGCGCCTGGTGGTGGACGAGTAGGAGGGGACCATGTTGCTGACCAGCCTGTCGAAACTCCGTCTCACTGGGGTCCACCCGGACCTAGCCAAGATCGTTGCCCGCGCCGTGGAGGTGGCGACGATGGCGGACATGGACTTCGCCGTGGTCGAGGGCCTGCGCACCCTGGAGCGGCAGAAGGCGCTCGTGGCCGCGGGAGCCTCGCAGACGATGCACTCCCGCCACCTGCACGGCTTCGCGGTGGACCTCGTCACCCTGGTCCACCTGGAGGGCAAGGCGGTGGACCGCTGGGACTGGCCCCTCGCCTCGAAGCTCTCCGAGGTGATGAAGCAGGCGGCCAAGGATGTCGGGGTGCCCCTCGAGTGGGGCGGGGACTGGCTGCACTTCAAGGACGGCCCCCACTTCCAGCTTCCGAAGGACAAGTATCCTGACCCGGTGTAGGATGCACTAACCTGTAGCTCAGATAGAGGAGACACACACAAATGCTCCAGAACTGGCTCATCGGAATGGCGAAGAACTACCTGATCAAGAACTGGCGCACCACTGCGGCGGCGCTGGTGGGCTACGCCTGCACCCAGATCCCCCAGGTGCGGAACTTCCTCGTCGGGCACGGCTACGACCTCCAGACCATCCAGGGCGCGGCCCTGCTCGTGATCGGCGTGCTCGCCAAGGACGGCAGCACGACCGGCGTGGCGACGCCGGAGGAGAAGAAGGTGGACGCGGCGCTCGGCCAGTCTGGCAGCCCCGGGGGCTTCACCCTGCCGAAGGTCCTGCTCGCCCTCCTCGTCCTGACCGTCGGGATCGTGGCGTTCGCCGCTCGGGCCGATGACCCGGCGCCGACTCGGGCCTTCGGAGGCTGCAACGCCTCCGGCTCGCTCTGCGCGGGCCCCTCGGCGGTGGCGGGGCTGGCCTCCTACAGCCTCAAGACTCGCGAGTTCACCACCGGCCTCATGGCCGGGGCGTGCTACGGGGTCCAGGGCTACGCGAACAAGTGGTACACGATCGGCGTGGACGGCTGCGCGAACATCCGCACCGGCGGGGGCAACCCGACCTCGGGCATCTTCTTCCTGCCGGTCTCCTTCGCGGAGTACGTCCGGTTCGGCCCGGCGGTCACGGTGGCCGGGAGCGAGAAGGAGTGGGCGCTCATCGGCGCCCTCGGGTTGAACTTCAAGTAGGCTAGCGGATCATCGCCTGAAGCAGCTGGTCCTCGACGGCGCTCTTCTTCCAGAGCACGTCGAGGACCTTCTCGTCTGCGCGCCCCGCCATCAGCAGGTGGAGCATGACGTAGGGGCTCTTCTGCCCCTGCCGCACCTCGCGCCCGTTCGCCTGCTTCCAAAGCTCGAGCGACCAGGGCAGCGTGAACCAGCAGATGTGGTGCCCGCCGTGCTGGAGGTTCAGCCCGTGCCCCGCCGAGGCCGGGTGGGCGAGGAGAATCTCGACCTGCCCGGCGTTCCAGGCCCCGATGTCCGCCGCGGTGCGAAGCTCGCGCGCCCGGCCCTTGAACGCCGCCAGGATACGATCGCGCTCGTGCTGGAACCAGTAGAACACCAGGAGCGGCTGCCCCTGAAGCTCGTTCACTAGCTCCTCGAGCGCGGCGACCTTGCGGCCGTGGACGACCTCCCACTTCCGCGGCCCGCGAGGCTCGCCGAGCTTCGTCGGCGGGTCGGTGTAGACCGCCCCGGAGGCCAGCTGCCGGACCTTCATCGCCGCGGCGTTCTCGGAGAAGGTGTAGAGGTCGGTCCCGCTCTCCAGCTTGGTGGTGAGGTCCGCAGCCATCTCGGCGCTCATCCGCTCCACCTCGGCCGGAAGCTCCACCTCGATGCGGTGGAGGCGCGGCTCGGGCATCGGCGGCGCGTCGCCGCTGACGAGAGTGAAGGCGTAGGGCTTGATGCGCTGCTCGATCTCCTTCTGAGCGTAGGGGTGCGGGCGCCAGCTGACGATGTCGCCGCGGGAGTTGCGGGCACCGGGGGCGAAGTAGCGGCCGACGAATTCGCCCTTGGTCGGGCCGAGGGGCTTCTCCCCGGCGACCATGTACATCTCGCCCCAGATGTCGATGAGGTGGTTTCCCACCGGGGTGCCGGTGAGGCCGAAGCGGAAGGGGATGTCCCGCACGGCGCCGCGGAAGCGCCTGAACTTCACGGTGTTCACGTTCTTCATCCGCGAAAGCTCGTCGAAGACGACGCACTGGAAACGCTTGCGCACGTCCAGCTGGTCGAGGAGCCAGGGGAAGTTCTCGTAGGAGAGGGTCACCACGTCAGCGTTCGACGCCAGGACGGCGAGCCGCTGCTCGCGATCGCCCGTGGCGGCCCGCACGTCCATGTTCGACAGGTGCTCCCACTGGGCCGCCTCGGCGTCCCACACCGTGTCCGCCACCCGCGCCGGGGCCAGCACCAGGGTGCGCGGCCGCCCGAGGTCGTGGATGGCGGTGAGGGTGGCGGCGGTCTTGCCGTAGCCCGGCTCGAGGAAGTTCGCGATCTGCTTCGCCTCGACCTTCAGGCGAGCCGACTCACGCTGATAGCTGTAGAGGGCGGAGCGCGGGCGCATCAGGCTTTCCAGACGACAACGATCGCAGCGATGACCACCACGAGGATGAACCCGTAGAAGAGGCACTCGTCGAAGATCATGACAGCACCGTGGCGCGGAGGGTGTAGAGGAAGGCGAACCGTGCTGGGTCCTCGACCTTCCGCGCGTCGAGCACGCTGTTGTCGAACATGCTGGCACCGAGGTCGGCGGCGAGGCGGCGCAGCTGGCACTCGAGCATCTCCTGCCCGGCGAGCTTACCCATCACCGCGAGCGCGTGCGGGTCAACGATGAGGGTCATCTCCCCGGTGTGGACCCGGCGCCGCTTCCAGTCCTCGAAGAACTGGAGGCGGCCTTTCAAATTGTCTATCTCCAAGATCGCTTGAAGCTCCTTCAGCGCCTCGTTCATGGCGCTACCTGCTGGGCGCTGCGGAGAACCTTCTCGCACGCCTCGGTCCAGGGCTCTCCGCTCTTGATGACCGACGCGAAGAAGGAGAGGGCGAGGATGGCCTCGTCCCGCTCCTTCATCACCTTCAGGTGGTTCGCGCGGGCGGCGTCGCGCTCCTCGGTGAGCGCGCACAGCTTCCCGTGCAGCTTCACCACCGTCACCGAAAGGCAGCGAGCGCACCCGCACCCCTCGACAGCCGTGGCGCTGCCGCACTCCCGGTCCCAGCTTCCGCACTCCTCGCATCTGTCGCTCATCGTAGCATCCTCAGAAAGTCAGCGAAGTCGTTCCTAGAATCGTAGATGAAGACGATCTCTCCAGCGTCGCGCAGCCAGGGAATGCGGATGCGCTGGGCCTTGGTCAGCGAGCCGTCCGGCTGCTTCACCTCCCACCAGAAGTGGCGCGTCGGCGCCCAGATGACCAGTCGGTCCGGCCAGCCGTCATAGCCGACCTTGACCTGAAGCCACCCGAGCGCCGACAGGAGGTCGGTGCCGAACTTCTCGATGCCGAGTTCCCTAGCCACCGATCTCTCCGAAGACCTCCTTGTCGATCTCACGACCGATGAGGGTCTTCACGCGGCCGAGGAGGCGCGAGATCGTGGCGGGGCGGCAGCGCCCCTCCAACTCGAGCTTGAGCGCCTTCATCACCGTGTCGAGGTCGAAGAGGTCGTCGTCCTTCAGGGCCTCGTTCAGCTTCGGTGCGTTGGACATGGTGTCGAGGAGCATCTCCCGCTCCTTGCTCGACACGTTCACCTTGGACAGGTTCAGCACCTTCATTTGCGATACCTCCGGGTCTCGAAGCACTCCGCGTCGATGGGGAGGCCCTCGGCCCACGACGGCACTTCCAACATAATGCGCTTCATGTCTTCCAGCAAGTGCTGACCATCAGCCTCACAAACTACTTCGTCATGCACCTGTAGGATAAGCGGGAACCCGGCCGCGTCGAGGCGCAGCATCGAATGAGCCAGGATGTCGCGGCTGAACGCCTGCGTGACGTTCTCGGCGAGCTTCCCCCCGTAGGTCCCGACCCGGTCCCACTTCCCGCCCTTGTAGATGTTCCGGCCCCAGTACCGCACGCCGTCCGCCGTCATCTCCGGCTCGGCGTAGTACAGCCTGCGCCCGCTCGGAAGCTCGATGAAGGCGTAACGCAGCCCGCCCACCCGGACATTCCCCATCGCGATGTTCTTCGTCACCGCGACTCGCTCTGCGTCCTTGCGGATGATGTACTCGAACCCGCCTTGCAGGCGGTCCCAGAAGTGTACGACCCGAGGATGTGTCTGCCGGTAGGTGTTGATGATGCGAGCGGCGAACTCGCTGTCAATCTGAACGTCAAAGACCTCGTCCAGCTGCCGCTGGAACTTCTGCGATCCGAGCCCGTAGCCCGCCCCAAGCTCCGTCGTCTTGCCGATGAAGCGGGGCGTGACACCGGGAGGGAGGTTCGGGTCCTCGCTCTTCTTCGTGATGGGCCGCCGGTAGATGGCGGAGGCGGTGTGGCAGTACACGTCTTGCTTGTCCGCGAAGAGCTTCACGATGTCGTGCTGCCCGGCGAGCCAGTTCAGGGTGCGAGCCTCGATCTGCGCGAGGTCGCCGACCAGGAGCGGCCCGGTGAGGAAGCCGCGCAGCATCTCCGCGATCGTGCCGGGCACGTCGCCGTAGCAGAGGTCGAGGCACCCGGCCGCCAGCGCCTCGAAAGCGACCTCGGTGGCCTCGCCCAGCCCGCGGGGGAAGTTGTGGGCCTGGATGCCACCGGAGGACCAGCGCTGGGTGCGCTCGGCGCCGGAGTAGATGAGCACGCCCCGCACCCGGCCGTCCCTGGAGGCCCGGTTCAGCATCGCCTTCAGCTTGGCCGGGCTCGAGCGCGCGAGCTTCTTGAAAAGCTCGCAGGCGCGGACGGTGGGGGCGGGGAACTTCCCGACCTCGGGGTAGCGCTTCACCGTCCAGCTGTTGCCGTCCTCGATGCGGTGGTTCACGAAGCCATGGCGGATGACGTTGCGGATCGTCGGCTTCTTCGTGTCGGGAAGGCCGAGGGCCTTGGCGACGCGGACGTAGCTCTTCACCGTGGCGCCGCCGGTCAGCTGGGCGAACTCGGCCGCCTCCTCCACGGTGGCGGTCTCCAGAAGCTCGAGGGCCTTGGGGACGGAGCCGATGTCCACGGCGATGCCGCGATCGTTCATCTTCCCGGTTAGCTCGTAGAGCGCCTGCTCCGTCTCCTCGAGCCCGAGGAGGCGCCGGTAGACCTCGCGCATCACCGCCACGTCCTGGCGGCAGTACTCCTTCAGCGCAGCGAAGTCGGCGGGGCGCTCCTCCTCCTCCCAGAACTCGTCGTCGTCCCAGCCGCCCTTCGGCCGGGCGAGCTTCAGCATGATGCGGTGGCCCGCCATGTCCTTCTGCTCGTCGAGCTTCAGAGCGTGGGCCACCGCCTCCAGCTTGCGCGGCATCGCCATCCGGGCGGCGAGCGCAGCGGTGTCGATGAAGCGGGACCAGGGGAGCCAAACGCCGAGCTTCGCGTGGATCATCTCCCGCTCCATCATCGCGTTGTGGGCGACGATGGTGACGGCCGGGTTGTGAAGGAGACCGGCCAGCCCCGAGAAGAGCCCGCTCTCGACCTGGACCTCGCAGTCGTCCAGCGTCCACCCGGTGCAGACGATCTCGGTGTCGGGGTGGTGGGCGTAGGCGTGGACCCCGACCTTCTTCAGGTCCATCGTCGAGCGCGTCTCGAAGTCGAGGAAGAGGAGGCTCACCGGGGGCACGCCTTATCGGCTGCGGGATCGCCGTCGAAGGTCTTGCACTTCACGCACATCGGGGTGAGCGGGTCAGAGGTCTCCATCCAGACGTGCCCGGTTCGGGGGTCGGACTGGAGCAGCTGCGGCTTGCGGGCGTTGTAGAACTCGCCTCGGGCGCGCTTGTTCTTGGTGCTCACGGTGCCCACCTCGAAGCGCGAAGATCGCGCAGCAGGTGCCTGCCCAGGCGCGGCGGCTCCGTGCAGCAGAGCGGGCGCGGCCAGGCGCAGGCGGGGTGAGGGTAAG